TGACGACCAAGATTGAGGTGCCGTGCAGTGGCTGTAGCACCGACCCGTGCTACCACTGGCCGTACTGCACCGAGCTACTCAGTCTCCGCGCCGAGAACGAGCGGCTGCGGTACGAACACAAGGCGCACCTCGAAATATTTGAGCGCGTTGTGGCCGAGAACGAGCGGCTGCGGGCGGTGTTCGCAGATATCAAGGATGCCTACGACAAGATCGGCCAAGCACCGAACAGGGATATTCACAATCTGGCCGTTGCCCATCTCTGGACTGTGCTGAATGAGCACCTTGCCCAGTTTGGAGCGCACCGTGCGGATGGCTCGTAATCATGCTGCCTGACATCACCTACGTCACCGTGGACGAAACAGAGTTGAAGCATCTCCGCGCTGAAGTCGAACGGCTCACGAAGCAGAACATCAACCTGTTCGATGAGCGAGATTGGCTAGAAGCCGTTCTCGACCTCGCGCCACGCGAAATGGCTCAGGTCGCAATGGACTATTTCATGACTGAAGGCACCGCCTTCCATGATCTTGACGAGCAGCAACTGACTCGCGAGATGCGCCAGCGACTCAAAGACCTGGCGGACGGAACACATGAGGGGTTGGCGGTACGCGAAAGGCCAGAGCGCGAAGAGCTTGATAGAGATAAGGAGTGTTAGGTTGACCAAAACCGCGTTGAACAATCTGGACTACCTCAGTGCTGCCAATGGTGACCTTCGCGCCGAAAATGAACGGCTCAGAAGTCAGGTGGATAACTGCCAGGCGAACGCGCACTACAAGGCGTGGCAGAAATCACAGGCTGAGGTAAGACGACTACGGACCCTTGTCGAGACGGCGGCTGCGATGGTCGCAAAGGCCGATCCAGACCTAGCCGACGCGCTGCTTCGGCGACTTGAAGCACGGAACTGACTCGGTCGATCCGTCAGGATCTGGACCGTTTCCACCGTGGCACCCAGATGACCTTTGATCGGATGCTCACAATCGAACGGCTGCGGGCGGTGCTAGAGCGGATCGCTACTGACTACTACGGTGACCGTCACGCAATCTGGGCTCGTGAAGGGCTGGCCGAACGTTCCGCAGCCGGCCAACCCCGCGCCTGACGGCCCCGCAAGAACTCAGCCGCCAGACACCGTCAGTCTAGAGAATCCTCTGAAAGATCTCGTAGATGAACAGCAACACGAGTGCGATGCCACCGACCAGCAGCAGCACTGAGACGGCCGTGGACTCCCACTTGCCGGTCACCGTGTGGCCGGCGCGCTCGCGCGTGTAGCCGACCGACAGCGTCACCTCGAGCTTGAAGGCCGACGACCGCGGCGGGACCGGGTCGAGGTCGTCCGGGTCCGGCAGCATGGCACGCTAATACAGGTCCGTCCAAGCGCAGCCAGGACGCTCACAGTACACCTCGCCATAGCCGCGAAAACGCACTAAGTGGCCGATCATGGGCCAAAACCAGAACTCCAACCACGGCCAGCGGCTGCCGACGTAGCAACGCATATTCATAGAAGCCGAGCAACAGCGAGCGCGCCTACCAGCACCAGCATAGTCTTCGGGTCGGGCACGCCGATGACAAAGAAGATGATCGCCAGGATCAACACCACCAGCGCGATCAGCCAGCCGATCGTGATCACCGGCGTGTTCATCTCGAAACGCATCAGGCCGTCTCCCTTCCGAACATGAACCCCACTGCTGAGCCGACCACCAGCAGCGCCGCCTTAGACGCCGCCTCGTCCGTCGATGGACTGACCACGATCCACGTCATGGCGACAATCAGCACGATCGCCACCACCACGGTGCTCAGCGTCTTGACCAGGACGATCTGCTGATCGGTCATGCCTCACTCGTACGCCGCCAGCCCCAGGTCCGCGGCGAGCTGCGCGAAACGCCCACTGTCCCACCAGCGATTGCCGCAGCACTGCGAGCGCGAGGATGGCGAGATGATGTTGTGGCCCATGAGCGATTTAATGCTCGGGTAGGTCTGCATCGCCAGCCGCGCCACGGCCAGCGTGCTCTGATACTGCTCCTCAGTGACCGGCGTCGCGCCTGAACCGTTGTCCTCCGTCTCGATGCTGACCGTCTGATAGTTCGGGTTGGCCGAGTTGCCGACGATGCCGACCCACTCGTTGCCGGGCTCGAGGATGCCGTTGGCCCAGCTTCCATCCGCCAGCTTCACGTACTGGTGCTGCTGCCCCTGGAGTCCGATGCCGTAGTGCGAGCTGACCTGGCTCGCTGGGTTCTGGAACCAGGAGTCGCAACTGCTCAGCGTGCCGGCCATGGTGTGGACCACGATGGCCACCACCGGCCAGCCGGCGCGCCCGTTGTAGTGATTGGGACTACCGATCCAGACGACGTCGACCTGGGGCGGCTCCGGTGGCAGCACGTACAGCGGCTCGCGCGCCGAAATCTCACCCTGCCAGGTCGGGTTCAGCCCGTACAGGATTGCCTCGAGCGAGTTGGCGCCGAAGTCTGCGGCCAGCCACCTGGCCTCATTCATCGCGTTCAGCCCGGCGCTGATGGCCGCCTGCTGGTCCTGGAGTTGCGCCAGTTGCTGCTCGAGCGTCGGTCCGTCAGCCATCGGCATACAGCGGCGTTTCGGGCTGGGTGTCCAGCCCCGGCGTGAGCGCCTTCACGTAGCCGTCGACGGTGTCGGCGCCGCCCGACCAGCGCGCCTCGAGCGCCGCCTTTAGCGCCGCGCTCTGCAGCGATTGCTGTTGCTGGAGTTGGGCAATGATGGCCTGGATCTCTTCTTCGTTCATGAGTGGTCCGGTGCCGCCAGCACGTGGTCTTTATCCGCGCTGAGATAGGCGGGCTCAGTGTTGACGAGCTTGTCGTACTCGGCGGGGTCGAACAGCACGGCCACCTTGTGGGCGTTGCCGACGGCCCCGCCGGACGGCTCCATGCCGACGATCAGCCCGTTGCCCGGATCGACGTACACCACCTTGAACTGGAACTGCGTTTCGGTCATCTCTACTCCAATTGCCAGCGTCCTGGCCCGTCCATGCGGTTCACCTGTAAACGGACGTGCGACTCGCCGAGCGACGTTGGATCAGTTGACTGCACCTGACCACACACGCAGCCTTCAGCGTCCACCTTATTCACGAACATCTGCTGCACCGACCCCGGCTGCGCGCCGCCGCCCACCGGGTGGGTGCTCGTGCTGTCGCACACCGGACAGGCGATGATGAGAAAATTGTGGTTCTCGCTGCCATCAGGATTCTGGACGTGCTTGACGGTGGCCGGATCGATCGTGCCGCCGTGGCCGGCGTCATCATGCAAAACTTGCCACTCGGTGGCTGAGGTGAAGTCGCTAACGTAGACACTCATCGCTAAGGGTTCCACTCCAGTGCCATCCAGGCATTCGCATTGCCGGCCAAGCTGCCGGTTGTCGAGCAGCGGCGTGGGCATCAGGGGTTGGCCTCGATTCCAAAGACTGTGGCGGCGCCCATCGTAAAAAGCGAGGCGTTCCCCGCCACGAGGCCGGATGCGCCCGTCGCGTAAAACTGGGCAAGGTCCGTCGAGATGTTGGCGCTATTCATCGTCACCGTTGATTGCGTGCCATTGGCCTGGCCTACTTGAAAGCTCCCGTTGAACGTGACGGTCGGCGTGACAGCCTTGCGCACCTTCCACGAAAAGGCGGTGTAGGCCGTCGTCGCGCTGAGCGCCTGACCCACCGCGTAATTGAAGTTGGCGCCGGGAGAAATGATGTTCTCGTAGTACCTCAGGCACCTGGCCAGATCATCCGCCGGATGGAGCGGCACGTAGTTGGCCGCCTGCGAGCCGACCACCAGCATGGCGTTGTCGATGTACGCCGTAGCTACGGCGGAAACCCGCACATCCACTGCTACGAAGGTTGCATCGAGTGGAACCGTGAGGGTTACCGTGAGCGTCTGCCAGGTGTTCGCCTGGCTGGTCGCGCCGGAACTGATATCTGGACCAGCCGTGCCGTCAGTCACGACGCGCAACAGCACCGCGCCAACAACCGACGATTGCGCCCGGATCGACACGCTGATCTGTCGCCCGCGCAGTTGTGTCTGGTCGGACATCTTGACCCACTGACGGGCGAAAACATAACTAGCGCCGCCCAGCGATGTGACGACGTACTTGAGCGACGCTTGCGACCCGCTATCAATGACACTCGTCTCTTTGGAAATCGAAACACTCGGCGTACCGGACGGCCAACTGATCGACCACATATCGGCGGTGTAGGCATTGTTCGCCGTGAACGGCCCGTTGCCTCGTTGCCAGATCTCGAAGCCGCCGTTGGTGAGCAGGTTGGCACGCGCCACGTCCGGGGCGAGCTTGGCGTTGGTGATCGAGCCATCGGCAATCGCAGCCGGCGCGACGGGGCCTCCCTGGTGCGCGCCGCCGTGGTTGTGACCCGTGACGTTGTTGAAGAGTGCGTCGACCGTACGCAGTGAGTTGGCGAGATTGATCGTGAGATAGTCAGCGTTATCGTCAGCATCGACTGCTGTCGCTAGGTTGAGCTCCGGCGTGCTACCCGACACTGAGAAAACCTCCTTTAGAAATGGCGCATGTCGCTAATGAGAAAGCCGCGGGTATCGCCGATGCGGGTGCCGCGGGTGCGTCCGATCGTGCCGTAGGTTTCCAGCAACCCGAACTGCGTCGCCTGGCACTCGATCGCCCAGCCCTGGCCGCCGCGCTGGGTGTGCGCCACCATGCGCTCGGTGTAGTCGAAGAAGGCCACGTCCATGACCGTCTCGTCGGGGAACTCGAGCGCAGTCAGCGCGGGTGCCGCCGCGGCCTGCATGACCAGATCGCGGTAGTAGCGTCCGCTCTTGCGCACCGTCGCGCCGTCGCGCCGGCTGATCATGTCGCGCGCGTCCACGGTGAAGGTGAAGTCTCGTCTGAACGCGGGTACCAGCCGCTCGTGCAGGCCCACGCCCTCGAGGATGGGCGAGTCGGTCGGCGTGCCCTGCAGGCCGACCATCATTTCGAGCGCCACGCCGGCGATCGGCACCGGTGAGTCCTGACGCTGGCCGTTGTAGGTGAACGGGTTCGGCAGACTGACGAAGTCGCCCGTTGGATCGGAGACTGCCAGACCCGCGGTCGCGCCGCGCTGGCGGTAGCTCACCGTGACCCGCGAACCCACCGGGAAATACGGCCCGAACACTGAGAAGCCGATGGTCTGTTTGATATCGGCCTGGAACATGTCCGTGTGCAGTGGGGCCACTATGTAACTGGTATCCGTGGTGTAGTCCGAGCCCGCGTCCGGCGTGAGTGGGAACGGGACCAGTTTGATCCAGTCGTACGACCCGTCATCGAAGCCGACGTACAGGCGTGCGTCATACGGGATGCTCGAGACCAGCAGCGAGGTCACCTTGCGGCCGGTGTAGCGCACCAGCGCGCCATCCCACTGGTCGGTAAAGCTGAACGAGGTGCCGGCATCACCCTGCACCGGCTCCCAGTTGCCGTAGCTGAGCAGATATGAGTTGTTGAGCCCGGCGTTGTGAATCGCACCGAAGGCCATCTGCGAGTTCCAGCCGGCGAACGCCTGCACCGGGCCCTTGACCTCGCTCAGGTTCTGCAGTTGGCGACCCGGTCCGCTCGGCGTGAGCACCATGCCGCCCTGCACATCGAGACGCCAGAAGGCCCGCCCGGCGCGGAACCACAGCGCGCCCTGCCAAGCCGCGGCAGTACGGCAGTTCGTCGGATCTGGCGTGTTCTCCAGCCCGGGGAACATGTCGTTGTCGGACCCGTCGCCATTGATCGTGAACACGTCGCCGTCAGCCTTGAAGATCACCAACCGGTTGGTCGTCTGGCGCAGAGCGGTGATCTTGATCGAGGGGGTGCCGATCAGGATGGGACCCGACCAGGAACCGGCCACCTTGGGGTCGTTGCTGACCTTGCGGATCATGCAGGCGTTGCCGTCTGCTGCCCACAGCTCGTCGCCGAGACGGCAGAGAAAGTTAGGCTGGAATCCTGCCGGCAAGGCGCATGGTGTCCAGGCGGTGCCGTTGTACTCCTCGAGCACGCCGTCGTCCCACGCTACATACAGTCCGTCCACCGCGCCCGAGTAGGCACCCGTGAAGCGCACCGCGTCGGTTGCAATGTGACCCGCGCGCGTGCGCGATACAACCTGACCGGCGTTGGTGTCGTCGGTGCGCTTGAGCACGTTCGCCCCGGCCAGGACGAAGAGCGACAGGCCAGTGCTGGTATCCAGCGCCTCGGCGAACATCCTGATCGAACCTGTCGTCGTCGGCGTGAGCTTGTGCGAGGCCGGGCCGAGACCGAACAGGCCACCGGTCACCCAGCAATTGATGGCGTAGTGGTAGCGGTGGTCCGTTCGCGAGCTCTGCACGCTCTCGCCGTAGCCGCCGATGGGGCGAAACTCGAAGGTGTGCTCGCGGTAGATGGGTGCCGAGTCATAGGCTGCCTGGGGCGGCAGGTTGTCGCCGAGGTTCTTCTGCTTCTTGCCCACCAGCAGGCCGGTGGTGTCGCTGGGCACCAGCATCAAACCGTTTTTGAAGATGTTGCTGAGCGTGGCCGAGTGCAGTTGCGCGATGGTGATTGGCCGCATCGAGCCGATGGTGTGGCCGCGCGAGGTGCCGATGTTGGTGATGTGCTCCGGTGTCTGCAGCAGCGAGATTTTCATGTCCCACGGCCAAGGTCTGCGCCGTGAGGATGCCGTCGCCATTAGCGCACCGTCTCCTCGATTTGGAACTGGTCACCGTCCCACTGGATGCGCCGCCAGTTGCCACTGGTGGTGAACACGTCCTGCCACTTGACTGCCGGGTCGCCGCTGATGCGGAACGCACCGTTTGACCAGTACACGTAGATCAGCGTCACCGGTGCGGTCAGCGAGCCAGTCGCCTGGGCCGAACCGCTCGATGTGCCACTCAGCGAGCGACGCGCACTCAGTGTGGCGCTGGCTGTGCTCGAGGCACTGCTCGCGCCGGAGAGTGGCGAGCGCACGCGTTGGAGTAACCCGCTGACTGTCGCCAACCCTGCGGATAGCACGCTGAACGAGCGCTTGACTGAAAGCGCCGCGGTAGTCGTGGCTCGACCCACGGATAGAACGGCGAACGAGCCTTTTTTGCCGAGGATCGCGACGGTGGTCGCCAGACCTGCCGACACGCCGGCGAGCACGCGTTTGACGGACGGGGCTCCGCCAGTCGTGGCCTTGCCCGGCGACAGACCACTGAGGGAAGCCCGGCGTGTGAGCACGCTTGCGACACTCGCCACGCCCGCGGACAGTGCAGACAGTGAACGTCGGCGCGACAGACTAGCTGTCACGCTCGCGACGCCAGCCGAACTCACCGTCAGCGAGCGTTTGCGACTGAGACTGACCACCACACTGGCGACGCCGCTTGCCGTACCAATGAGCGAGACGCGGAGCTTGGCAAGCAATCCGCTCGCTGTCGCAACGCCGGCCGCACTCGCCACCAGCGACCGTTTGCGACCAATGCTCGCGTTGACCGTCGCGACGCCCGTGGCAGTGACCGCGCTCAGCGTGCGCTTGCGCCCGATCGTCGCCGCCACGCTCGCCACGCCCGTGCTGCTGACCGCGCCGATGGTGCGTTTGCGACCGATCTGAGCACTGACCGTCGCGACGCCGGTGGCGGTGCCGACCAGCGATGCGCGAATACGTGCGACCAACCCACTGGCGACAGCCACACCAGCCGAATTGGCCACCAAGGATCGTTTGCGACCCAGGCTCACGGCGACGCTGGCGACACCCGCGCTCAGCGCGGTCGCAAGCTGGCGTCTAGCGGTAAGTGTCGTGACAGGGCGGAGCTGCGCGATAGTCTTCGGGCGGTTCGAGCCGATGGTCTGACCGCGCCAGGTGCTGATCGCCGTCGGCCAGCCAGCGACGCGGCTGAGGCCGTCAGCGCGTGTCAGCCAGCCTAGGTACGCCAAGTCAGTCCTCGGTGATCGTCAGGGATGAGGCGGCGAAACGCGCCTGGTCGCCCACGTTCATGGTCGTCGAGGTGCAGTCACCCCAGTACAGTTGGTTGCCGGCCGTGACGGCATCCATAATCGCCCAGCCGACCACGGTGTACGCCGAGCCGGTGACCGCCGGGAAGGCGACCTCGACGTTGTTGGTGACGCTGTTGGTGGTGCGCGTCCAGGAGGCGGCCGCCACAGCCTGGCGGGCGTAGGCCGAGCCCGAAACTTCGGTGCCCGCCGCGGAATCCGACGGCACCGCCGTGTAGAGCGCCACGTAGACCGTCGAGAGCGCACCGAGCGCAGGTGTCGCCCCTCCTTTAAAGAGGTGGTCGATGAGGCGCGCCTCGAGCGCGTCAGTCTTCGATCCGGCCATAGCGTTGAGCAAGTCCTTTCAGGGTCATGGTGCAGGCGGGGGAACACCTCCAGGGTCCAAAACTGCCATGATGCGCTGCACATACGCCCGCAGTTCGTAGTCGATCGCGCCCTGTGGTCCGGGCGGGCCGGCGATACCTTCGGTGCCATCCTTCCCCGCCGGACCGGGCGGACCCGGTGGCCCGACCGGGCCCGGCGGTCCGGCGGGGCCCTGTGCCCAGGTGGGTGGCGCGGGCGTACCGTCGGTAAGGTTGTAGTTGACGCGCTCGCCGATCACCCGTTGACCCAGCCGTGGCCGTAGCCCGACATACTCGAGACAACCATCTGGAAGCCGATCTCGGTCGGCCGCTTGGGTCCATGGAAGAGCACCTGGCGACTGAATTCCTGAGCAGCCATAGCTTGCGTCGCCTGCAACCCACCCGCGGCCGCCGCCTGCAACCGGTCGGGGTACAGGTGCCAGGCCTCGATGTGCCCGGCAGAAGCGGCGTACGCCAGGTCGACCTCGAGCTCATCGGTGTCCGCGCTGGGCCCTGTCGTCGAGTCGGCACCGTTGACCCACGTGCCGATGGGTCGCCACGCGCTCACCCAGCAGCTGATCGGCGACCACCAGCCGGACGTGCCCATGAGCCAGACGTGGCCGCGCTGCATGACGCACTCGAAGGATGTGTCCTGATAGGGTGCCCACCAGCCAAACTGCACACGCGTGACCTGCCACTTTTCCGTGATCCACGGGAACTGGGCGGTCAGGTCGATGCCGCCGTACTGCGCGTTCGGACCCGCCTGCACGAGGTCCTCGAAAAAACACCGCGCCAGCCCGGCCAGCACGGCGGGGCGCAGCTCCTGGTCGGGACTGAGATGGTGAAACTCGAAGTATTCGCCAGCCTCCGGGATGACGCTCCACGGTCGGTCCGGGAAGACGCGTCCCTGCGCGGCGTCGTACACGTCGACGCTGCGTTGGCGGTCTTCGGGATCCATCGCGACGATTTCGTCCGGCTCGTCGAAGCATTCGCCGCGGCGCAGCAACCACAGATTGGTGACCAGGTCCGAGTCAATGTTGCTGCGCAGATCGGGGATATTGACGAACGTAAATTGGGCGGTATTGGGGATCTGACGGTCGGTGAAGAAACGCCAGTAGGGTCCGACACGGCGGGCCACTTCTTGCTCGATCTGCTCGAGTGTGACTGTCACAGCGTCCTGAACGTGAGGTCCGGGGTAAGGCTGGTGTAGGTACCAACGGTGACGGAGATGCGGTAGTGATAGAGCGTGCCGGTGGTGAGAGCCGTCAGGTTGGCCACGATCGCGCCGCTGCCAGACGCCGGCGTGGCGTTCTGGTTCGAGCCGTAGGCCGTGGTCGTGCCGTAGTTGACCACCATGCCGGTGCAGGCCTGATCGACAGTCCAGTTGACGGTAGCCGTGGTGGTAGCGATGGGGGCGACATAGATGCCGCGGATGCTGGCCCCCAGCAAGGCCGCTTTGCCGCTTTTGATCAGCGATTGGACGAAGCTCTCGTCGGTGATGCTGGCCTGGTGGTCCTTGCCGTAGAACGTCGTCGCGGTGGACGCGTCCTGAGCGTCGGCCAGGAAGATAATGTTGGACATCAGGCTGCCGGTGGGGGCGACGGCGCGACGAACGGTTCGCGCGCGGTTTCCTCACTCGGACCTTCCGGCAGACCCGTGGTGTCGATGATCTCGACGTAGCCGCGCTTGCGGAGCTCTATCACGTACTCGTAGTCGGTCGAATCGAAGTCCGTCTCGTGCCCGGCGCCGTAGACGGTGGTCTCCTTGCCCGGCCGCACGTCGTAGCCCTGAGCCAGGAAGCGCAATCTGGCCATCCTTTATCTCCTCCTCCGCGGCTTTGGCTCGTCTTCTTCTTCATCGGCCTGCGGCCCCGGGTGCGAGGTGGTCGTGCTGACCTGGCCGACCTCCTCGCGACCGATAACCGACGAGTAGTTGCCTTCGTTGGCCGCGGCCTCGAGCGTCTGCTCGGTAGTGATCAACGTGACCTTGCCCATGGCCCGCCACGCCTCGGCCTGATCGGCGTCGACGTCGATGACCTCGCCGGGCTGGATGATCTTGTCCTCGTGCTCGATCGGCACCAGCGCACGAATTTCAGGCATTTTTCTTGCCTCCCTTCTTTTTGCGGGCAGGCAGTTTCTTCTCGTTCACGCCCCGCAGTTTGTTGCGTGCCTCCTCTGGGCTGAAGCCGGGGATCTGACCCCCGGCCGCGGCCCCAAAAAAGCGTGCCTGCGCTTTCGACACGGGACGCTTGTAGGCGCGGCCGCCGGGCATCAGGCAGGCTCCGGCGTCGGCTCCGGTTCGGGTTCTGGCTGGGGTTCCGGCTCAGGATCGGGAGGCTGAGGTGGTTTGGGATCTTCTCGCATTGGCGGTGTCCCTCTCAGGGTGTCGTGGTGAAGGTCTTGGTGTTCGAGGTTGCCCAGACTCCACCCGCCATCGAGCGCACGTAGTACTGGTACGTCGTGGCTGGCTGCAGGGGCGTGAGCGTGAGTGAATGGCTGAGCACCATTTGCGTGTTGTCCTGCTTGAAAAACTGATCAGGGTTGGCTATGCCGTAGCCGACATAGCTGTCGGACTGGACGTCGGTCGTCCACGTAACCGTGCAAGTCGTCCGTCCTGGCGTGGCGACCAGATTGGTGATGTGAGACGAGCCCGTGCCGCCGCCATCACCTCCGCCAGGAGCGGGATCCAGCAACTCGGCCTTACCGTTGCGGCGCATCGTGATGGCCTGGGCATCGGTCACGTCGATCTCGTGACCTGCCCCATAGACCACCCCCGGTGAGCCAGGCACGGCGACATCCGCCAGCAGCCTGACCAGCGGCATCAAACTCAGCCCTCGCCGCCGGTGGAGGCCTTCTGCTGTACGACCGAAAAGGGGTATCTGGAAGCAGTCGTCGGCTGCTGGCGGTTGACCGGGTTGGGCACCGCCCAGGCGAAGCGGGCAATCACGCGCAAGGCGACCATGTCCTGCTGCATCAGGTTGAACTGGATAACTGGCGGGCTACCATTGTCAGTAATAACGCCAGTATCAAAAAGTTCCATTGATATGTCTTCGCGAATGGCGAGCATGCTCTGGTCCCACTGGCCCATGATC